TTTATTTTTACAAAGATATAATATTTCTCTTTTAAATTTATCATATCCAAGAGTATTTATTTCTTCAAGTAACTGTTTATTTGAACCCCAATATGTTTTCCAATCTGATTCTATTAATACTTTAACTCTTTTATTTTTTACTTTTTTTATTTTTTTAAATTTAAGTAATTTTTTACCTATATATTTTTTACCATTTATCAAATTGGTTATAATATAAACAAATCCACAATAATCTTGAAGCAAATTTTCATTGATTATTTCATTATGAAATAACCAAGGCGGCATTAACTCTAAGAACTATCATTTTTATAATTCATCTTCTTCACAATCTTCATTTTCACTATCTTCAAAATATGTTAAATCATCTTCAAAAAAATCATCTTCAAAATATTCTAACTCTTCATTAGCCAAAATATTTTTTACATTTTCAAGAGCAATATCTAAGTCGTTGTCTATGCCAAAATAATCATCCAACTCAAAATCAGGAATATTGTTGTTCATAAACAATAATAAATTTTGCAAAAGCCCCAAATATACATCTTCATTATTATTAGCATATGTTTTAAATACATGCATCATATTTTCAAGAAAATCTGATATTGTTATCATTGTTTTTACCTTTCTTTTTATAGCCTAAAATCCTTGAAAGTATTTTCGTTAACATCTTTTTTTACTTGACCAATAATATAAGAACTCAATTCTACTTCTTGCGGCGCAACTTGAACTTCAGCACCTGATATCCATTTATTTACCCAGGGAATTGGGTTGTCAATTTGCGGTGTATAAAGCAATGGCATATTAATAGATTTTAATCTCTTGTTTGTTATATATTCCACAAATTTTGAAAGAATATCATAATTTAAACCTACCATAGAACCATTACTAAACAAATATTCTGCCCATTTCTTTTCTTGATTTGCTGCACTTAAAAACATAGAAAGCACTTCATCTTTTGTTTCTTCTCTAATATTAACATAATCTGGATCATCAATCAATAAAATTTTTAACATTTGCTGTGTTCCAGCTAAATGTAAATTTTCATCTCTACAAATTAGTTTGATGATTTTAGCATTGCCTTCCATTCTTTTTAATTCAGCAAAAGCCCATGAACATGCAAAAGAAACATAAAAGCGAATTCCTTCTAAAATATTTACAGATACTAAAGCTAACCACAAAGCTTTTTTATGTTCATACTCATCATATTCTTCATTTTTATTGTTTAACATATTATTATATGCTATCAACTTGTCATAATTGTAAGAAATATCTTTAGCACAATCAACAATTTCCTGAATTTTTAGTATTTCATCAAGTATTTCAGATGGATTATTATATATATTACGAATAATATGAGTATATGATCTAGAATGAATCGTTTCACTAAAAGTCCATGCTACGATCCAATTTTCAAGTTCTGGTAAAGAACATATCGGACCAAAAGCTATTGTTGGTGCTCTGCCTTGAACAGAATCCAACAATATTTGTCTTTTCAAATTACTAGTAAAAATATGCTGCTCAGCTTCACTTAAAGTTCTAAAATCTTTTTGGTCTTTTGATAAATTAACTTCTTCTGGTACCCAAAAGTAACCAAGTTGTTGCCTAGTCAACTTTTCCAAAAAAGGATATTTTTGTTTATCAAATCTAGCAATAGTAGGAGGTTCATCAAAAAACATTTTTACTTTTAAATGGCTTTTAGTATTATCAACATCAAAAACGCTATAAGATTTTTCTTGCATTTTTTCCTCTTTTTTGAAGTTAGATTATACAACTAGGAATTAGATAACCAATAGCGTATGCTGTTCTATCTTCTGCTCGAAAATAACATACTGTTGCGCCATGTGGCAAAACTTTTGTTGCGGGTCGACCTTGTGTAAGCAAGTATCAGGCAACAGTATCATAAATTTCTTGAAGATTATTTGAAAGAGTGTTTTCATATAAAGACATGTGTATTATTCCTTTATATCATAAAACAATATATATATACCAATAATTTTAAATTGGTAACTACAAATTCTATTTGAAGCATGAAACGCAATCTCA